CCTGTACACCCCCGCCCACTGCGCCGGCGCCGAGGTCGCGGCGCACAGCCTGCTGTGCGCACTGGTGCGGCGGGGCCACACCGTGGATGTGCTGTTATCGCAGCCTGATGCGGCCGTGGGCGCGCCGTACACGGTGGATGGGGTGCGGGTGCACCCGCGGCAAAATAAGGCGGACCCGGCGCGCTGGCTGGGCGGCGCGGCGCCGCCGCACGTGATCGTCACCCATCTCGAGAACACGGACCGCGCGAGCATCCTCGGCCGGATCTTCCGCATCCCCGTCGTGCAGCTGCTGCACAACGACCTGCCGCCGACACGGCGCGCACTGCTCCGCCATCCCGCGCTCGTCGTCGCCAACACACGGTGGATGGCCGCCGAGATCACGAGGTGGTGGGCGGCCGAGCACCCCGGGAAGCCACAGCCGCGGGTGATCGTGATCAACCCGCCGGTGATGGCGGAGGACTACCGCACCACCCCCGGCGCGCACGTCACGCTGATCAACCCGACCGAGGCGAAAGGCGCCGGCGTCTTCTACAGCCTCGCCGAGCGATTCCCGCGCACGAAGTTCCTCGCCGTGGAGGGTGCCTACGGGGTGCAGGACCGGCGGAGCGTGCCGAACGTGACGTGGTGCCGGCACTTGGCGGCGCGGCAGATGCGGGAGCAGGTGTACCGGCGCACCCGCGTACTCCTCATGCCGTCGGTCTACGAGTCGTACGGCCGGTGCGGCATCGAGGCCGCGTGCAGCGGCATCCCGACCATCGCGCACCCCACACCCGGGCTGCGCGAATCCCTCGGCGCCGCCGGCATCTTCGCCGACCGCGCCGACCTCGACGCGTGGGCGGCGCACCTGCGGCGCCTGCTGCGCCCGGCCGGCTGGTACGAAGCCTCGCAGCGATCAGCGGCGCGCGCCGCCGAGCTGGACACCGCGGGTGATCTGACACGTTGGGTCAGTGAGGTAGAGGGGGTGGCACGTGAACCCGCTCGCCACCCCTGACGACGTGACCGCGCGGTATCCGGGGACGCTGAGCGCGGACCAGGCGGCGCGGCTTCCGTCGCTGCTCGCCGACGCCTCCACCGTGGTGCGCAGCTACACCCGGCAGCAGTTCGACCCGGCGACGACGACCGAGCGGATTCGACCGATCGGCGAGCGGGTGCTCCTGCGGCAGCGGCCGGTCACCGCCGTCACCGCCGTCGCCATCGTCGACATGCTTCAGAACAACAACCTCCTGGCGCTGCCGCTCGGCGCCTGGATATGGGACGGCGGCCAGGAAATCTGGATCGGCGCCATCAACCCCGTGATCAACCTCCCGGACGACGTCACCTACCTCCTCCAGTACGAGACCCCGCTGATGCAGGTCACCTACCAGCACGGCTACGGGGCGACCCCCGATGACGTCGTGACCGTGGTGTGCTCGATGGTCTGCCGGGTGCTGGACACCCCGGGACCGACCAGCATGTCCAGCTCCACCGTGGGTGCCCTGGCCTACCGGCTCAGCCCCGCCGCCATGGACGGGGTCCTGGGCCTCACCGACGGTGAGATGCGGATGCTGGCGCCGTTCCGGCGGCCGGCGACGACCGTGGAGCTACGGTGACGACCTACACCGGACGGCAGGCCGTCACGCTGGTGCGGCGCAGCCCGGGGCCACCGGATGCGTACGGGGTGTACGCGCGCGTCGAAACCCGGGAAACGGTCACCGGATGCTCTGTGCAGCCCCTCGGCAGCGACGAGCAGCTGTCCGACGCGGACCGCGTCACGACCCGTGTGAAGCTGTTCGCCCCCGCCGGCACGGTGCTGACGGCCACCGATGCGGTAGAGACCGGCGGTGTCGTCTACGAGGTCGACGGCGACCCGGAATTCTGGACGGACCACCGCGGCACCCCGCACCACGTGGAGTGCCTGCTGCGGCGCGCCACCGGCTGACAAGCGGGGGTGGTGCCGATGCCGGAGAACAGCACCGTCGCTATCACCATCAACTACGAGGCCATCGGGGTGTGGCTGCGGACCAGCCCGGAACTGCGGGAGCACCTCAAAGCGCTCGGCGTGAAAGGTGTCGACTACGCGCGCGGCATCGCACCGGTCGGCGCCCGCACGACGAAAACCACGGCGCCGGGGCAGTACCGGGATTCCCTTCAGTACGAGGTGCGGACCGGCCGCAGCCGGATGTACCTCGTCATCTTCTCCAACGACTACACGGCCTGGTGGCAGGAGTACGGCTCCAAGAAGACACCGAAGCGTGCGGTGCTGCGCCGGACGCTGGACTACCTCGCCGGTAGCGGCGGGAAGTCTGCTAGCGACTACGGCGGCATCGGCGAGTACGACGCGGCCAACCCCCAGACGCAGAAGCGGCGGGAATCGAACCGACGGACGCGCGGCGGCTAGCAGCGGGGGTGCGGATGTACGCGGATGTGGAAGCGCTCCTGGTGGCCTACCTGACGCCGCTCACCGGCATCCGGGGCGTCTCGGTCGACCTGCCCGCGGATGTGCTGGCCCGCCTACCGTTCGTCCAAGTCAACCGGGTCTCCGGCGGGGACGACTACATCACCGACTCCGCCACGGTGGACGTCGACTGTTTCGCCGCCACACGGGTCAGCGCGAGCGCGGTCGCGCGCACGGTCCACGCGGCCATGATGCGGCTCCGACATACGGCCGTGGCCGGCGTCCTCGTGGACTCGGTCGAGACCATCAGCGGTCCACAGTGGATCAACTACGAAGACGAAAACCTTCAGCGCTACGTGGCGACATATCTCGTCGAATCCCGCGTGTGCGCGACGCCCTAACCGCACACACTGTTGAGGAGCCAAGAACCATGCCTGGTGTCACGTGGGATTCGATCTTTCCCGGTAATACCGCGCTGGTCCGCAAGGCGCTGTACGGCAGCGTCCTCGTGCAGGACTACAGCACATCCACGAACCTCGCCACCTACACCCCGTTCGACACCACGACCGGTCTGCTCAGCTCCACCCTGCTGACCACGGACGGCTTCCAGGACTGTGGATACCTGGACGAGAACGGTGTCGAGTTCACGCCGACCTACACCACCGCCGACACCATGTCGTGGCAGACGCGGCAGGCGCTGCGCACGGACGTGACCGCGGATTCCGAGCAGGCGAAGTTCACGGCGATCCAGAGCACGCCGCTGCTCGACTGCCTGTATCACGGGATGCCGCTGTCCAGCGCTACCGCCATCGGCACCCCCGGGTACACGCTGACGAAGCCGAAGGTGCCGAGCGTCATCTACCGCAGCTTGCTGTTCGTCGGGGTGGACGGCTCGCCGGGCAACTACTTTTTCGAGGTGAAGCTGTACCCGCGGGCGTTGATGATCAAGCCGGACAAGAAGGACTGGAACGCGAAGACGGAAACGCAGACGGCGCTGACGTTTGAGACGTACCCGGATTCGGTGGCGGGCTTCCCTGAGAGGACGTTCCGTGATGGTCCCGGATGGCGCGCGCTCGGCGTGCCGGGCCAGCCCGGGAGCCTGACCGTCGGCACGAAGACGACAACGACGCTGCCGGTGACGTGGACCGCGCCGACCGGCGGGATCGCGGCCACGAGCTACACCGTGTCGGTGGTTCTCACCTCTACCGGGGTGGCGGTGTCCGGTGCCACGTTCACACCGGCGAACCCGAACGCGACGACCGCGTGCACGGTCGGCGGGCTCGTCACCGGCACCCAGTACACGGTGAGTGTCGTGGGTGTGAACGCCAACGGCAACGGTCCGGCCGCGACCGTGACCGCGACGACCAACTAACCCCGAGGCCACCCGGCGGGGCGCGTGCGCGGCACGCGCCCCGCAACTGGGCCGTGTCCCCACTGTCACAGCAGAAAGAGACCGAATGCCATCACCGAACCGGCGCCGCATGAAGCTGGAAGAGATGCGGACTCAGGCCGTTGAAGCACTCGGCATGGACCCTGAGTTTGAGCTGGAACTGGACGACGGGGAATGCGTCACGATCCCGAATCCGATGTTCGTGTCGGAAGAGGCGCAGGAGCTGATCGAGAAGGCGCAAGGTCAGATCGCCTCGGCGCGCGCCATCCTCGGCGAGGTCGAGCACAAACGGTTGATCTCCGGGGGCGGCCGGTCCGCGGACGTCATGCTCGCATGGCGCCTGATGGCGGAGGATGCCATGCAGGACCCAAAACTGCCGAGGTGATCGGTCTCCTCCGGGCCTTCCCGGAGGAGATCGAGGCCGACCTGGCGCGGTTCTACCCGGGCCGCGACATCGCGCAGTTCTGGCGCGGCGAGATGACGGGCCGCGCGCTGGCCGTGCTGATCCGGCACCTCCCGGAGGACGCGGCCCTCGTGAAGGCGCAGCGCGGCACCCACTGGTCCGAGCTGATGTACCTCGTGGCGCACATCGCGGACACCGTGGCGTACGCGCGCGCCGACTACGCGAACGCGCACGGCGGCAGCGCCAGCCCGGAACCCGTGCCGCGGCCGGACTCGCCGGACGCCGAGGAGGACCGGCAGCGGGTGCGGCACCTGCACGACGCACTGACGGACATGATGCACGGCCGGCCCGCGCTGGAGCTGGCGGCCGGACCGGACGACACAGCCTAGGGGGTGGCGTCCGGTGGGTACTGCTGCCTCTCTCGGCGTGACGGTTTTCCCGACAGCTAAGGACTTCGGTCCGCTGCTGCAAACACAGATCTCGGGGCCGGCGACCGAAGTCGGTGCGAGGACCGGGAAACTGTTCTCCACCGCCTTCTCCGCCGAGGCCGCGAAGTCGGGCGCCGGCGCCGATGCGGCCATCGCCAGCGCGGCGCGTAACGCGCAGGCCGCCATCGAATCCGCGTCCGTGCGCGTGGTCCAGGCGCGGGCACGTGAGGAAACAGCGGCCGGACAGGTCCGCGTCGCCGAGCAGCGCCTGGCGGAGGCACGCGCGAAGTATGCGGCCGACAGCTCGCAAGTCATGTCCGCGGAGGAACGGCTCGCCGCGGCGAAGCGGAACGAAGGCGTCGCCAGCGACACCACGGCGCTCGCACAGAGCCGACTGTCGAAGGCGCGGGCGGATGGCGCGTCCGCGCAGGTCGCCGCGTCGGGTGCAGCCGAGAAGGAAGCAACGTCTCTCGGCCGCACGAAGACTCTGATGGCCGACACCAGCTCTACCATCGGCGGGCTGATCAACCAGTACAGCAAGCTCGGCGCGCTGATCGGTGTCGCCATCGTCGCCGACCTCGGCGTCAAGGGCGTCAAGGCGGCGACGGATTTCCAGTCGTCGGAAGAACGTCTGGTCACGTCGGCCGGCGAGGTGCAGGCGAACCTCAAGGGCGTCAGCGACGGAATCCTTTCCATGGCGGGCAATGTCGGCTATTCCGCGCAGCAGCTCTCTACCGGAATGTACACAGTGGAGTCCGCCGGGTACCACGCCGGCGATGCGCTGAAGGTCATGCAGGCCGCGGCCGAGGGCGCGCGCACGGAGAACGCCGACCTGACCACGGTGACCGACGCCGTCACGTCGGCCATGCAGGACTACCACCTGAAGGCCGACGACGCCGCCGCGGTGACCTCGAAGATGGTCACCGCCGTCGGTGACGGCAAGACCACGTTCGAGCAGCTGACCGGCGCCATGTCTGCCGTGCTGCCGAAGGCATCCGCGGCGCACGTGAACCTGAACGAGATCCTCGGCGACCTCTCCGCGATGACGTTGCACGGCATGTCCGCGGAGCAGGCATCGCAAAACCTGGCGGATGCGCTGTCACACCTGGCGAATCCGACGCTGGCCATGACGAAGGAGCTGGCGCAGCTCGGCATCAATTCCGCCGACCTGTCGAAAAACCTCGGCCAGACCGGGGTATCCGGTGCTATGCAGGAGGTTGAGCAATCGATTCTCCAGCACATGGGACCGGCCGGCACCACGCTGCTGAATGCGTTCAACCAGTCGACGCAGGCCGCGGACGACGCGAACGCGATGCTGAAGGCGATGCCGCCGAACCTTCAGAAACTGGCGCAGTCCATGCAGGCCGGCACCCTGTCGCAGCACGATTGGACGCAGGGACTGAAGGATGTCGGCCCCGTCCAGGCGGGACTCTTGCAACAGTGGCTGCGCGGCGAGAAGAGCGCCACAGGATTCTCGGACGCATTGAAGCACGGCGGAAACGCAAGCCAGTCGTTCTCGCAGGCGCTGGCCAAGGCCACCGGCGACAGCTCCTCGATGAATGTCGCGCTCATGCTGACCGGCGAGAACGCCGCGAAGGTGCAGCAGAACATCAAGGACATCTCGGCATCCACCACCGAGGCCGGCGGCCACGTCAAGGGATGGGCCGACGTCCAGGCCACCCTCGCGCAGAAGCTCGCCGAGCTGCGCGCGTCCATCGGCGCGTGGATCATCCAGCTCGGCACGGCGCTGCTCCCCATCATCTCGTCCGTCGTCGGCGCGCTCCAGCAGGCAGCCGTGTGGCTGAACCAGAACCGCACGTGGATCGGGCTGGTGCTGACCGTCGTCGGCGCCGCCACGGCCGCCTTCCTCATCTGGAGGGCAGCGATCCAGTCGTGGACGATCGTGACCAATATCGCGAAGGCAGCGACTACGGCATGGTCGATTGCCACGGCGATCATGACCGGGGACATGGCGGCCTTGAACGCGGCCACCGACGCCAACCCGATCATGCTCGTGGTGCTGGCAATTGCCGCGCTCGTCGCCGGGCTCGTGTACGCGTATTTCCACTTCCAGTCATTCCGCGCCATTGTCGACGACATCGGCAGCTTCTTCAAAACCGTGTTCCTGGCGGTGCTGCACGCGGTGCAGGACGCCATCGGCTGGGTGACCGAGCACTGGAAGATCTTCGCCGTCGCGCTGGCTGTCGCGGCGGCGCCGATCACCATTGTCGTCGGCCTGGTCGTCCTGCTGATCAAGCACCTGCACGACATCGGCGACGCGGCCTTATGGCTGTACAACAACGCGGTCAAACCCGCATTCGACGCGATCCGCGGCGTCTTCGAGAACGCCGTGAACTGGATCCTCTCCGTGTGGCGCAGCATGACGGGGCCGGTCGTCGCGGAGTGGAACAAGATCAGCGGAAAGCTTAAGGAAATCTGGGGACTGATCGTTCAGCTGTGGAATGCGACCGGTGGCCGCATGATCAATTTGATCACCACGCATATGGGAACGATCAAGCGCGTATTCGAGGCCGTGTGGCTCCTGATCTCCACTCAGCTCAAGGCCGTGTGGACGGTGATTTCCGGCATCGTCGGCGGTGCGCTGTCGGTCGTGGTCGGTATTATCCGCTTCGGCTGGGACCTGGTGCGCGGCATATTCAAGATCGCGTGGGACGCAATTGTCACCGTGCTCAGTATTGCCTGGGACGTCATCAAGGTTGTTTTCAGTATCGCCATGGACATCATCAAGGGAATGTTCGTCAACTTCTGGGACATTCTCGTCGGCGTCGTCAAGATCGTGTGGAACATCATTTCCGGTCTTATCAATACGGCGCTCGACATCATCAAGGGAATCCTTCGTATTTTCGTCGACATCTTCACCGGCAACTGGTCGAAGCTGTGGACCGACATCAAGGCGTTTGTCACGACGCTACTGACCGATATCTGGACCATCATCCGGAACGTGTTCGGAAACATCTGGGACACGATCAAGAACGTTCTCGGAAATCTGTTCGATACGTTCAAAAATGTGTGGAACGACATCAAGACGTTCGTCCTCAATGTCGCGTCCGACATCTGGAACGGCCTGAAAAGCGGAATTCAGGATTGCGTCAACATCATTGGAACAATCTGGGACGGCCTGAAGAAGTCGTTCGGTACACCGATCGAATTCGTGATCCGGACCGTGCTGAACAACGGCCTCATCGCGGGGATCAACACGCTGCTCAAGGTCGTCGGGCTCAGCATCCCGAACATCCCGGACCCGAATCTGCCCACGTTCGCCACCGGTGGCGTCGTGCCCGGCGCCGGACCCGTCGACTCGGTGCACGCGATGCTGACCCCGGGCGAGGGCGTCCTGGTTCCCGGGGCTGTCGCGGCCCTCGGCGGCGCGGACGCGATCCTCGCTATCAACAGCACATACGGCGGCGGCCCCGGCCCCACGCCGGCCGCGGGCGGCATCCCCGGCTTCGGCCTCGGCGGCATCGTCTCCGGCATCGTCGGCGCCGTCAGCTCCGCGCTCAGCAGCCTGGAGAACGTGGCGCTGGGCGGCCTGCGCGCCGCCGCGCAAGGATTCTTCGATAGCGTGATCAAACCGCTCATCGATGAGATTCCCGGCGGCAACACACTGCCCAAGCAGATGATGACCGGCTACGTCAACAAGATCGAGACGGACATCCTCGATTTCCTCGGCGCCAAGGACCAGACGGCACCGGCGATCGGCGGCACCATCCCCACGGGGCAACGGCTGGCGATCCTGACACAGGCGCTGTCCGCGGACGGTATCCCGCAGTCACAGTGGACGATGTGGGAAGCCGGACTCAACACGCTGATCACCCGTGAG